TCGTCGCTCACCGCAGCGGCGCGCCGAACACCTGCCAGCCCAGCAGGGCGAACAGCAGGAACGGCACGATCGCAAAGCCGATGATCGCGCCGCCGAACAGCGCGAAGTGCCACGCGAGGCCGAAGATCAGCCAGATCAGCATCAGAACCCAGAACGCGAGACCTCTTGTCATGGTCGCCTCCTTCACTGATCAACGTGCGCAAAACCACGAGCGATAGCCGCTGTCGAAGCCGATGAAACGCAACGACAGGCCGCTCAAATTGTCATGGCGGATAGCAACGTCGAAATAGGCGGTCCCGACAGGGTCAACCACGGCGACCGACAGCTCGACGGGGATCGTCGCGATCGAGAACGCCTGCAGATAGAAATCCTTTTTGAAAAACGCGTTGCCGTTGGCACGCATCACCATCTCGAACCGCACTTGGTTTTGCATCGAGGCCGTTTGCACCGCCAGCGTGCAGCTGAGTTGAAACGCCTTGCCAGCGGGCGCGGTCCAGCGGTTCGTCGCATCATCGAAGTGCCCGCCAAAATTGTGCCCGCCGAAGGCTGCGAAGGGCACCTGTACGAAATCGGGGCCGGGCGGCGCATCCCACTCGCTGCCCGCCAGAGGGGCAAAGAACGAGCCCTCGTTGTCGATCGCGCCGCCCACGGTCGGCGGATCGGTCGAGAGACGGCCGACCACGTGCAAGTCGCCGACGATCTCGCCGCCGGTCAGCGGCAGATAGCCTTCGAGGGGCTGCGGCGGGTCGGGCTTGATCACGTCGAGATAGATCGCCGCCCCGTGCATGTCGGCGTTCTCGTCGGCGATGGCCTTGAGTCGATGGAGGTTGCCCGAGGCGCGCAGCGCTTGGCTCAACAGATCGGCGATCCGCACCAGATTGGCGAGGACGGTGGCGTTGCCGGGCGTCGAGCCCTCGACGTCGAGAATGGTGTCGTGGATTTCAATCACCGTGAACTGATCGACGAGCTGCAGCTGCGACAGCAGGCGCGTGTTGCTCATCACCGCCGCCATGCGCTCGGCGATCGCGTGGCCCATCGCCACCAGCGGCGGGTCCGGCGCGCTGGGCGTCGGCCGTTCCTCGACCATGGTGTCGTCGTCGATCGCGGGAGCCGCCGCGACGCGAACCAGGCGCGGCGCGATGCCTTCGCCGCTGGCGGCGATCATCGCGTGCAGCGCGCGCCGTTCGATCGAGCGATCACGCAGGCGCTGGACGAAGCCGCGCGCGGGCTCGACGTCGGGCACCAGCCCTTCGCCCAGCGCCGCGACGCGCTCGTAATGCCGATAGCGCGCGCCCAGCCAGTCGAGAAACCGGCCGATCACGGCGCGGGCGTCCCCAGCGCGCGCAGTCGCACGGCGTCGAGGACCAGCATGTTGCCCATGCAGCGCACCACGTTGCCGGGATCATCGATCGCCAAGGGCTGCACCTCGGGTCCGGGTGGTGTCGTGTCGACATCCCCGGCCATCGCGCACAGCACTGGGATATTGGCCAGCAGATCGAGAACGTGTTCCTGCGCAGCGCGCAGGCCGTCAGCATCGAGGTCGCTCATTTTGATCCTCCCTCAAAGAGTTGATCATCGCTCATGCGCTCGGTGGCTTTGGGTTGAAGGCCGCGCCGCCGCCGCTCGCGCTCATAAACGCGCCGAACGCGGCCACGCACTGCGGGCACAGAAAGCCGGTCGTGGGCGCTAAGATCGCGCCTGATACGAGAACGCGCTGCCATCCATTCGGCAGTTCATCGCTGACACTCGCTTGGGCGGTGCCGTCGCGGTCGCATGTAAAGGTGACTGCGGTGATCGGCATGACAGTTGCTCTCCTAGAGTTTGATGATGGTCGTCACGGCGCGCGTCGGCTGGATGTTATTGTGCGCACCACTACCGCCCGTATTGTTAAGCGTTGCCGATCCGATGGCGTTGCCGCCCGTCCAAGACACGCCGGCACCGCCAGCGGTCGTGAGAATGACGCCGCCGCTCGATGGATCGTGCGAGTGCGCCGGCATTTCAGCAGCGACCAAAAGATGCGTCGCCTCGCCACCTGATACGCCGACCGTGTAGCCCGGCAAGACGTTCGCCGCCGTGCCGCCCAAGGCGTCCCCCGTCGAGCGCACCCTGCCGCGCAGGTCGAGCCCGCCGATCGTCTTGTTCGCCGCCCAATCGGCGGCAGCGGTCGTGCCTCGACCACCCGGCAGCACGGGCGCGACGGTGTTCGGAAGGGTCCACATATGCGTGAACAGATTCACGCAATCGTTGTTGGCGCGGATCGTCGCGGCCGAAGCGACGTTGCCGATCGTGCCTTGCATCGCCAGCACGAAGCCCGGAGGCGCGGCGGCGAGAATGCCGGGGAGATCGAGAAGCGTGCCGGGCGGCAGGATCGCCGCAACGGCTGTCGCGATGCCCGCTTGAATGGCGGCCTGCACCATCGCCGTGGTCGCCAACAGCTGCGTATTGTCGGCGGTCGGCGGCGTTACGCCCAGCGTGGTCGGCCCCAACGTGCGGACGCCGGTGGTCGTGTTGATGCTGTAGAGCGCGAGATCGCCGAAGGTGGTTGAAATGTATTGTTTGACGACCCAGTTAGTCGCCCCGCCGCTGTCGTCGATCCAGCATTGACCCGGCACGACGAACGCCGGGCGCGGGCTGCCGCGCTGCATCGAATAGATCGCGTCCCGCCACTGATTCAGCGCGTCGGCCAATTCGACGCCCACCATCACATAGGGATCGATGATGCCGAAGTCGTATTGGCTCATGAGTGACCCCCGTACCCTTGCACAAAGTAGTCGATCGCGCCGCCGCCGTGCGCCGCGCCCGTCGCGTCTTTGTTCTGAACTTCGAAGTGATTGCGATCGCTCGCGGCGATGACGATGTTCCCGCCCGGCGCGAGACTGTCGCGCGCGGTGAGCTGCACCGTGGGCGTCACGAGGAAGGGCGCGGCGTAGACGACCGACAGATGTCCGGTCACGGCGTCCAGCGGGACGTCGGTGCCCTGCACGTTGCGCAGCGGGACCTCGACGATGACGCCCGCGTGAACCATCGACAGCGTGGTCTGCAGATCGTAGAGCGTGCCGACCAGCCGCCACTTCGCCGACTGCATGGTGATGACGGTCGATTTGAGCGGGAACCACGGCTGATAGTTGACGCCGTCGACACTGATCGACGCCTCGATGTGAGCATCCCAATTGCGGCTCGAGCCCAGCGCCAGCGGCACCGCCGACGCCAGCGGTATCCACGACGACATGGTGTAGTTGGCCCCCTGCGCCAGCGGCTGCGCGCTCGCCAGCGGTTGCCACTTGTCCATCGTGACGCCGAGCCACTGACCGTAGCCCTCGCCGAAACCCGTCATGGTGACGAGCGTCGACGCGCCAAGATCGAGCGTGTTGGCGAACTCGTAGACCGCCGCGCGCGTCGCTGTCGCGTTCAACGCCAGCCCGCGATCGCCGGGGAACGTGCCGGGTGGCACGGCCTCGGGCGCGCTCGGCGGCGGCAGCCAGATTTGATTGAGGTTGTGATGCCAGTTTGCGTCGAGGACGCCCGCCCAAGTCGGGTCCTCGTTTTCGTTGAAAAATACCGACGTCTCGGTTTGCTGCGGCAGCAGGATGCACGCGGCCCAGCTCGCGCTTGGCTGGCCGAGCGAGTCGATGGTCTTGACCATGTAGGTCCCGGCGCGCGTCGGCACCGAGACTTGCGTGGTATTGCGATCGACGCGAGCGATCGATGTCGCCGCGAGGTCCCAGGTTGCCGAGCCATCGGTGCGGCCCGACCACATCACCCAAAAATAGACGACGTCGATCTCGCCCGTGGGAATCCACGTGAGCGTCGAGAGGTTGCCGCCTTGTGGCTGGATGTAGAGCCCAGCGGGCGCTTGCGGCGGCGCGCTGAGGCCGACCGGCAGGAACGTGTAGACGACGGCGTTGCTGCGGCGGCCGATGTTGTCGAACGCGCGGAGCGTCACCGTCCATTGGCCTTGGCGCATCAGCGGGACGTCTTGCTGCACGCCGACGACCTGCCGAAAAATCCGGTAATCGCCGTTCGGCCCGGACATCTCCATCTGATAGTAGGCGACGCGCGGATCGTTGGCGGGCGTCCACGAGACGATGACGCCAAACTGCGGCCAGCCATTGCCGTCGAGGTAGATATATTCGGTGTCGCCGACGTTGGTCGGACCTTGCAGCGGCCCGGTCGGGATGAGCGAGAACGACGGCGGCGCAATCAGCACGCCGTTGGTGATGTAGTCGAATTTTTCCGCGGCGTATTGCGTCGCGAGGATCGCATATTTCGCCGCGCCCTGATCCGTGATCGTCGCGACGCGCCACAGCGTCGGCTCGACGAGCCCGGAGTGCGCGATGTATTGGCAGCCTGCGACGACGTTCGGGATCTTGCCGCTGACCTGCACCTGATTGTTGGGGAGCCACGCGAGCGGCGTCAGGCCGATCACGTTTGGCGCTTCGCCCTGCGCCGCATCGCCTACCGTGACCAGAATTTGATAGATGCCGCCCGCGTCGGTGGGCGCTGGCGCGTCGAGCGTGATGGTGTCCGCGCCGTCGTCGGCCAGCAGTCGCCCGCCCATGCGCGCGCCCGCGCGTGACGGGTCGGCGATCGCGATGACGTCGCCCGGCCGAAGATCGCAGTTGTCGAGCCCGACCACGAACGACACCGCCTCGGTCTCGTACTGCGACGTATAGATCAGCCAGCGACCCATGCGCTGGGCCTGCCCGCGCGACGTGCAGCCGAAGGCGGTCAGCGCCGTGTCTTTGTAGCCTTGCTGGGCGACGAGGACGGGGTCCTGCACCAGCTCGACGGCGGGCGTGTACTGCTGCGAGGGATCGATCCACGTCACAGCCACCGCGTTATACATCGATCGATAGTCGGTGCCGGTGTAGTCGAACAGCCCGTTTTCCACGTCGCTCGACGAGAACAGCCGCGCGGGTGTGACGGCGGGGCGATCCTGCACCAGATAGACGGTGCCGTTGGCGAAGTAGAGCGACCCCAGCATCGATGACGCGACGGCCGTCAGCACCTGCCACGCGTCCTGTCGCGTGTTGATCACGCAATTACAAAGCCAGCGCCATTCGAGGCGGCCCGTGCCCGAGCCATCGGGCACGCCGTTGTCGTTGTAACCGGCCGCATCCCAGAACGACCATTTGTCGATCGAGTCGGGATCGAGATCGCGCCCGAGGCCCCAGCGTTCGTTGGTCAGCAGCGCGTAGAGAATCCACGCCGGGTTGTTGGTCCACTGCATGACCCACGAGCCATCCCAGTCGCCGCTGTAGGAATGGTTTCGCCCGTCATAGACGCTCGGCGTTTCGACCATGATGCCGTCGAGCCAGTAGGCGCGCTGCGGCACGTTGGGAAATTGCTCGGCGTCGACCGCCATCGACATGACGCACGTGTCGTCATAGGCGAGCTGGCCGTCGACGATCTCGGTGTAGGAGGTCCATGTGAAGTCGTTCGAATTGTTGGTGACGTTGTTAAAGTCCAGCCGCTCGATCCTGATGTTGCACTCGACGGTAAACGGCGGCAGCTGAACGCGGACGCTGCGCTGATAGGGCGACATGCACTTGCCGGTGATGCGCTCGGTGACGTAGTTGGTCCACAACCCGCCATCGACCTGAACGTCGAACGCGTAGGCCACCGACGACCCGTTGACGTCGCCGTTTTGCTCCTGAAACCACAGCGAGGCGATCGTCAGCATGTAGCGGACGCTGGTGATGTTCGTGTCGCTGAGGCCGCGCACGATCGGCGTGGCATAGATCGCATCCACGCCCACGGTGAACTCGGCTTCCGACTGCGAGTAGCCGGGGATCCAATCCTGCGACGGGATGCCGTTGCGAAAAGCCGCTTGGACGATGTCGAAATTAAAGTTGTTGCCCTCGTCGGCGACCGGCGTGCCGTCGAGAAACACGTTGTTCCAAAATGGCCCGCCATACCACGTCGTGTGCATCCCCGAGACGACGCCGTCGCTCAACACCTCCATGATGCGCGCCGTCGCCAGTGAGCGCAGCGTGTTGGGCGCATCGACCGCCTGGTGCGGCGTCGTCGTGCCGCCCGTGTTGTCGCCGCCGCCTTTGCCGCTGCCCTTGGCGGCGACGCGGGTCGGCGGTCGCGGGTCGGCGATGCGCTCCACACGGACGTCGTCGTTTCTCATACCGCGATGTCCTCCGCGATCAGCGACGCCGACACGACGACCGAGCCGACGAGATGCGTGCCGAACACCAGCGGCACCGGGCCGCCCTGCTGACTGTTGTTGGTCACGCCGTTGAACAGGAACGACGGCGTATTGCCGGGTGGTGCCATTGCGGTCGCTTGCGTCGCCTGCGTCTGCGCGGGCGGTTGCGTCAGCATTGACGAGATGCCGCCCAGCACCATCGATGCGCCCGCCAGCGCAATGCCGCCGTAGGTAAGCCCGAGGAAACCCGTACTGGCGCCGAGCGCAGCGCCAGCGCCCTCCAGCGAGGCGAAGGCGGCGAAGCCCGCAGGCGCGGCCAGCCCGGCCGTGACGATCGACGCGCCGATCAGCGCCACACCCGCGACCGCCTTGCCGATGCCGCCGCCACCCGCCGCGCCGGTCGCTGGCACGATGTGCAGCGGCTGCGAGCCCGCCCGCATGTTCAGCTGTTGGAGCTCAATCGCGTTCGCCAGATGCGGCGGCCCGACGATCACACGCCAGTAGCCGCGCCGCAGCAGAGCGCGGAGACCGGGTCGCAGCGTGATCAGCGCGCGCACCGCCTCGGCCGGGCTCGCGACGTGCAGCCGGAAATGCCGCCCGAACTCGCGCCCGGCTGCGCCGTGGAGATAGATGTCGCGGATCATAGATCGCGATGGCGCAGCGCCACCGACGCGTGACGCACCATGCGCTGGCGCGGCACCATGGTCGACAGGCGCGTCGAGTCGACCGGCTTGGTGGCCGACGCGTGGTGCATGATCAGATCCTTGTCGACCACGATCGCGCCGTGCATCGGCACCGGATAGTTGAAGTTGAACAGCAGCAGGTCGCCCGCGCGCGTCGCCTCGGCCCGATCGATGCGATCGAAGCCCGCAGCGGCAAAGTTCTCCATGTAGAGATTCTGTTTTTTCGACCACCACTCCCAAGCGCGCGGCTGATCCCACAGCTTTGTGATCCCGCGATCGAGATACCAGTCGCGAATCAGCGAGTAGCAGTCGTGGATGCCATGCCGAAAGCCGCGCCCGATCAACGGCGCTCGCTCCAGCATCCCGCCGAAGGCGAACACGTCGTAAATCGGCAGCGTCATCACGACGAACGGCACGCCGAGCTGTTGCTGATAGGTCATGTCGGTCTCGCTCGGGCAGCCCTGACCGTTGGGGTGGCTGTGAAAGAACAGCTGCGACGACGCGACGCGCATCAGCGCGGCGTCGTCGAGTAGCACGTCGTCCTCGGGCGTCTTTGAGAGATTGTCGAGCCGCACGAACTGCCCGCCCTCGATGATGCCCGCCGCCTCTTGTGGAAACATGGCGACGGCGTGGTTGTAGGCGGCCTCGGCGATCGCGCGCGTCCAGCTCGCGGGGAATTTCGGCGACAGCGGCACCTGATCGATGCGAGTCGGCAGACCGTCCATCACTTCACCTTTCCGACGCCGGGGAAAAAGCGCGCCGGCAGCACGCCGCCGCCGAAGCGCTGCGAACAGCCGACGATCGTGCGACTGCAGGCGTCGAGCTGAGGCGGGCCAGGATTGTTGTTGGGATCGGAGAAAAAATTGCCGGTGTAGGGGCACGACGCTTTCGAGTAGTTGAACGCGCCAAGGTTGACGTCCCAAAACCGATAGGTGTGCGTGCAGATGTCCCGCAGGATCAGCCGTCGCGGCAGCTGGGTTCCCTGCTGATCCATTTTCGTCGCCAGCTTAAAGACGACGGCGAGCGCGGTGTGCGACGTCTTTTGCGCCACCACGTATTTGTCCCATGTGATCCACGCGTTGGTGTCGGGCGTCGCGCCATCGTCGAGGAAGCGGCGCAGCGTCTGGATGCGCGAGACCAGCGCGCCGATCAGACCGTTGTAGGTCATCAACAACTCGTTGGCCGCGCCGTAGATGTTCGACAGCGTGATCGAGGGCTGAACCGGCGGCCCCTTGGTCGTCATCTCGAAGCCGGTCGCGTCCATCGGCAGGCCGACGTAGCGATTGCCGCCCCAAACGATCTCGGTGTCGAAATCCTCGGCGCTGCTGAAATAGAACATCTGCCCGGCAGGCCCGAGCATCGTCGTGTCGAGCTGCCAGAGCGTCAGCAGGCCGGTCGTCGTGAGATCGGTCATGGCGGCGCGTTGATCGGCTGCGGGTTGAACTGGCGCACGAACGTCGCCTGCAGCGTGCCGACGATGCCGTTCCCTCGATTGGTGTCGACGATCGTCGCCGACCACGTGTCGCAGCTGACGAACAGATCGGTCGCGCTGTCGGGCGGCGTGAACCAGAACCCGGTCGCGGCATTGGCGACGAGGAAGTCGTCGAAGTCCTGCAGCTCGTCGAGCCCGACAAACGGGAACGTCAGCGTCCACGACGGGCGCGCGGGGTTGATGCCGCGCGTGGCGCGATGGTTATAGCCGTCGCCGTAGTTCGTCTGATCGATCGCGAGCGTGGTCGAGCGCGCGGCACCCGGCGCAGCGCACCACGGCCAATACGGCGTGTCGTGTGGCATGCGGCCCCCTACGCGGTCACGCGGCTGTAGAGCGCACCGCCCGGCAATTTCTCGGTCTGGATGACGTCGGCGACCGCCGCCTTGATCTTGCGGCCGAGCGCCACCGCCTGCTGCGGGTTGGTGCCGCTCGTCGACTGCTGACCGCGCATGTCGAGATTGACCGTCACGCCGCCCGAGCCGCCCGCGATCGGCGTCACCTGTCCCGCGCCGCCCGGCACGATCAGCTCGGGGCCATTCTCGCCCACCAGATAGGGTTGCCCCGGCATGATCGGCCCGCCCGTGGCGCGCCCGAAGATCGAGCCGATGCCCGACAGGAGCGAACTGAAAATGCCGCCGCTGGCACCGCCGCCGCCCGTGTTCAGAAACGCATCCATGCCTGCCGCGCCGGGAATGCCCGCGCCGGGGATCGATGCGCCAAGACCGGCCGACACGGCGCTGCCCAGCGCTTTGAACACGGGCGAGAGGGCGGCCTGCAACGCCATCTTGGCCAGCATGGTCGCAAAATCCTGCGCGATCTGAGCGAAGCCCTTCGACGACGTGCCCGCGAGGAAGTCGATCGACTGCGACATCGCGTTCGTGATGCCGGTGAAAACCTGGCCGCCAGCGGCAAAGTTGTCGTTGGCCTTGGCGTAGGCGCGCGCCGCGCTGTCGAACCCCGCGCCCAGCGCGTCGAGCCCGTTGCCGACACGCGTCGCGGCGTCCTGCTGATCCTTGTAGGTCTCCGTGATCTCTTTCATCTGCGCCGCGTAGGCGACGCCGCTCACGCGCCCGGTGTCCTGTTCGCGATTGAGATCGCGCAACGCCTTCTGATAGGCGACCGCGCCGTCGCCGCGCTTCGATTCGAGCGCTTCGGCCTGCACGTTGATGTCCAGCAGCTTTTGCTCGGCGGCGCGCTCGCTCTCCGCGCCGGTCACGGCAGCGGTGAGGCGCGTTTTCTGATCGGCGGTGATCTGGATGTGTTTGGCTTCCAGCTTGCCGACGATGTCGTCGATCTGCTGCTGCACGGTGACTTGGCGTTTGAGATCGTCGGTGTTCTGATTCGTCCCGGCCGCGATCGTGACCTGTGCCGCTTTCGCGGCATCGGCCAAAACCTGATAGCGGCGAATCTGCGCCTCGATGTTCTCGGCCTCGGTCGCCCCCGCCTTGGCGCTCGCCGCGTCGGGCGGGTTGCTGCCGCGATTGCTGGGCACCGTGACCGTCGGCATCACGGGCGACTGAGCGTCTTTGATGGCTTGGTTCAGCTTGTCGAGCTGCGCCTGTTTGTCGGTGATCTGTTTCTGCAGCGTCGACGCCTGCGTGCCCTGCCCCTCGGCCTGCAGGCGCGCGAGCCGCGTCTGCATTTCGGCCAAGTCGGTGTTGAGCTGCGCGGCGTCCTTGACCCAGATCGACAGCGGCGAAGTGCCATATGGGTTCTGCGCCGAGCCCACCGCGCCGTAGAACGCGGCGATCTTGTCGAGAATGCCTTCGTAGGCCGATGCCGCCTGCAGGCCGCGCGTGATGTCGGCGATGTCCTTGGCGATGCTCTCCAGCAGGCTCGATTTCGCCTGCGCATAGATGGTGCCGAAAAACTTGTCGATCTTGGCCTGCGACTGTTCGGTGTTGCGCTGCAGATCGGTCATCTGCTGGATGGTCGCGGGCGGGAGAATCCCGCTGGCGTAGCGGCTCGCAAGATCGCTCGCGCTCTTGGTCAGCGTCTCCAGCATGACGTTGACGTCCTGCCCGGACTTGCCGAACAGCGCCATTTCGATCGCCGCGCGCTGCGCCCCCTCGGGGACTTTGAGCAACGCGGTCGCCACCAGCTGCAGGATGTCGGACTGCGATTTCAGCTTGCCGTTGACGTCGAGAATGTTGACGCCGAGTTTGTTCAGCGCGTCGAGGTGCGCCTTGCTGCCTTGCTCGGCCTGCCCGATCGCGATGTTGAAGCGCGACAGCAGCGACGTCATGGCGTCGACCGACTGCCCGCTGTCGATCGCGGCCGCCTTGTATGCCTGCAGCGCGTCGGTCGTGACCCCGAGCGTCTTGGCCTGCGTGTCGAGCGCCGCGCCCGCCTTCACCAGCGAATCGCCATAGGCGATGATCTGTTCGATGCCGAACGCGGCGATGCCCGCCTTGATCGTCTTGTAAAGGCCGTCGAGCGTCGCGCCGGTTTTCTCGGCCTGCGCGCCGAAGTCCGTCAGCTTTTTGCTGGCCTCGGTCATCCCCGCCACGAACTCGGCGAAGTCGGCAGCCAGTTTGATGATGACGTCGCCCGCAACAGCCATCACCCGCCTCCATACATTGCGATTCGAAAGCGCTCGGCGGTGCTGATCGTCGGCGCGGGCTCGGGCCTGGTCGGCGCGGCTGGTGGCGGCGGCGCGCCCGGCTCGCGACGCTTCAGCAGGAAGTCGGCGAGCTGCAGCGGCGCGCTGTCACTCGATCGCGCGATGTTGGCGACGACCATGCAGATCAGCGCGTTCAGCTGGTTGTCGAGCTGATCGGGCAATGGCCATTGCGTTTCGA